AGACCCTGCTTATAGAAAAGAAGTAGAAGAAAAACTTGCTAGAAGCACGGTGATATAATGTTTAATTTTATTTTACCTATTCTCAAAAATCCTTTAACAAGAATGATAGGTTCTAAAGTTATTGATGGAATTAATCATAAAATGGAGAAAGATAAAATAATTAGAGCAAAAGAAATTGAAGCTGTAAAAACAGTTTCTGTTGAACAAGTAAGACAACAAGAACACTCAATTAAAGATGAAATATTAACAATATTAATTAGTGCAATTTTTGTTTTTACTTTTCTACCGTTTTCACAACCTTATATGACAAAAGGTTTTGAAATACTTAAATCAGCACCAACTGAATTTTGGTGGGCAGTCCTAATTGTCTTCTCAGGAAGTTTTGGAATGTCTACTTTAAAAAACATAAAAGGTAAAAAATAGGAGAAACTATGTACCACTACGGTAAAAAAGGAAAAAGTAAAAAGAAAAGCAAGAGTAAAAAACAACAATCTGCTATTGCTATAAATAAAAAGAAAAAGCTAAAGGTTAAATAATGGCTTTAACTGATAAGCAAAAAAATCTTATGAAAAAGCATAATAAACACCATAGTAAAAAACATATGGCGATTATGAACGCTTTGATGAATAAAGGTAAGTCTTTTAGATTTGCACACAGACAGGCAATGAAAATTGCAGGAAAGTAGGTGGCAAAGAAGAAGAATAATCTTCTCAATAAAATAGAACACGAGACAGCTAGTAGATTTAAAAAGACTAGCCAAAGTACAAGAAGACCTAAAATGTCTTCAATGAACAAACATAAAAAGAGAACTTTTAAAAAGGCAAATAGAGGTGGAAGATAAAAAACCATTAAATAAAATAATTCGTGAGACGAAAGGTAATAAAAAATTTAAAGTCTTTGTTAAAGATGGCGATAAAATAAAGACTGTAAGATTTGGTGACGCTAATATGAGTATCAAGCGTGATGACCCTAAAAGAAGAAAAGCGTTTTTTGATAGAATGAAACCTATACTTGCTAATGTCAAAGGAAATAAAAAACTCTCGCCAGTCTACTGGTCTCTCAGGTCGTGGAAACTCGGCACGAAAATTTCGTAAAAAGAAAAAGAGAAAAATTTCTGAAGAAGAATTTTGGAAAATAATGTCCAAAAGATTTCATAAATAAACACCACTTCTCATAAGAGGGGTGTACTTATTAAAATCTAACTTAGCCACTTACGAGTGACAACTTAGGAATGAAAGTAAATAGGTAGATAAATAAATAGTTAATAAGGAGAAAATAAACTATGGCAAACGCTACACCAACAAGACTAGGTCAAAACCTAGCAACAGGTGACGCTAATGCTCTTTTCCTAAAGATTTTTTCTGGAGAAGTCTTATCTGCTTTTGGTAGAGAAAACCAAATGATGAATATGACAACTGTCAGAAACATTCAAAATGGTAAATCTGCTTCTTTCCCAGTCACTGGTAAAATCACAGCAGAATATCATACAGCAGGAAATGAGATAACTGGCTCAACTGTTAAACAAACTGAAAAGCTAATCAATATTGATGATATGCTTATTTCTTCAACATTCGTTGCTGAAGTTGATGAGCTAAAAAATCATTTTGACGTTAGAAGTATCTTCTCAAATGAAATGGGTCGTGCTTTAGCAAAAAAAGTTGATAAGCACTTACTTCAGTTAGTAGTTAAAGCGTCAAGAAGTTCTGCAAATATCAGTGGTGACACTGGTGCAGGTACTGAAATAGTAGACGCTGACGCTGATACAAATATGGACAGCTTAATTGCTTCTGTATTTGAAGCTATCCAAAAGTTAGATGAGAATGACGTTCCATCAACTGAAAGATATATGGTGGTCACACCAGATATTTACTACAAATTAGCTAATGTTGATAAACTTGTAAGCAGAGATTTCTCAGCTAACAATGGTGATTTCGGCAAAGGTTCTGTAGTAGCAATCGGTGGTGTTCCAGTAATCAAATCAAACACAGCAGTAGACAGTTATGTAAACTCATCTACTGACAGTGCAACTGGACAAAACAACGACTACTTAGTAAACGCTTCAGACATTGTTGCGACTATCTTCCAAAGAGGTGCAATAGGAACTGTAAAGAGAAAAGACTTAACTCTTGAAAGTACTTATGACCCTAGAAGAATGGGAACATTAATGACTGCAAGAATGATGATTGGTTCAAACATTCTAAGACCAGAATGTGCAGTATCAATTAACAAATCATAATAAATAAATAACTACTGGCGTGGGAGACTACGCCAGTGGTCTTAGGAGATAATAAATATGATGTGTTGGTTTTGTAAATTAAGAATTAAAATTAAAAAATTATTTAGCAAACTAATAGAAAGCTATTTACCAAAATAATGACAATAACAACTAGGACTACCGAGTTAGAAGCAGTAAATACAATACTTTCTACAATTGGTGAAGCACCATTAAACTCACTTAGTGGTAGTTTACCTGTTGATGGTACAGTTGCTAAAAATGTTTTATCAGAAGTTTCTAGAGAAGTTCAATCAGCAGGTTGGCACTTTAACACTCACTATAAAGCAACTTTAACAAGAGATACAAATAACAAAATTCCAGTAGGAACTAACGTAGTTAGAGTAGAACTAGACCCAAATTTAGTACCTAAAGCTGATTATGATTTAGTTCAACGTGATGGTTTCTTATTTAATATGGCAAAGAATACTGACATATTTGATAGAAACTTTGAAGATGTCACTCAGGTTTTATTATTACCTTTTAATGAAATACCTGAACAAGCAAAAAGATATATAACAATACGAAGTGCTAGAGTGTTTCACGATAGAACACTTGGTGCGAATACTTTACATAAATTTTCACAAGAAGACGAAAAACAAGCGTTGTCAATTTTAAGAAACGCTGAAGCTAGAACTGGTGATTTCACAATCTTTGATACACCAGAACAAATTTATACAATAGCAAGAAACAATAGAGGTTATTAATGCCTTTAGTATCACGAACAATTCCTAATTTAGTTCAGGGTGTTAGTCAGCAACCAGAGGTTCTAAGACTAAGTTCACAAGCAACAACCCAAATAAATGGTTTTAGTTCTGTTGTTGAGGGTCTTAAAAAAAGACCACCAACTAATTACATTGCAAAATTATCTTCTTCTTCTTTTGGTAATTGCTTTGTTCATACAATCAATAGAGACCCACAAGAAAGATATGTTGTTATTGTAAAGAATGGTTCTATTGAAGTTTACACAATTGATGGAGTTCAGAAAACAGTAGTCAATCAAACTGGTGCTTCTGCATACTTGACTTCTTCAGACCCTAAAAATGATTTTGTTTTAGTCACTGTAGCTGACAATACTTTTGTTTTAAATAAAAGCATTGCCTGTGAAATGGACACAACAACAAGTCCTGCTAAAGTAGAACAAGCAGTTTATTCAGTATTACAAGGTGTTAATAGTACACCGTATTCAATAACAATTGACGGAACTACGACTACGTTTACTTCGTCAAACACAGATACTAAAGCTATTCGTGATGGATTAAAAAGTGCAATTGGAAGTCCGTCAGGAATAACTTTAGCCAATATTGGAGACAGTAGTTTTTCAATAACTAAATCTTCAGGAACTTTAAGTATATCTGCTTCTGATGGATTTGGTGATGACGCTTCACAAGTTGTAAAAGATAAAGTTCAAAACTTTTCTGACTTACCACAACCTGCAATCAATGGAATGGTTGTTGAAGTGACTGGTGACGCTTCTAATAATTTTGATAATTATTTTGTAAAATATAACACTGATTTGTGGGAAGAAACTTTAAAACCTGCAACACCAACAAATATTAAGAATACTAAATTTCCTCATATATTAATAAGAACTGCTGACGGAAATTTTAGATTTACCCAAATTGATGGCAGTAATTACACTATCAGTGGAACTCAATATGATGTTCCTGCGTTGGGTAGCAGAGTGGCAGGAGACTTAAACTCTGCACCTGACCCTAGCTTTATAGGAAAGAAGATGAATGATATTTTCTTTCATAGAAATAGACTAGGTGTACTTGCAGATGAAAATGTAATTATGTCTAGAAGTGGAGAGTTCTTTGAGTTCTTTCCTGAAACAGTGACTTCAGCATTAGATACTGACCCAATAGATGTTGCTAGTACTCACACTAAAGTAAGTATACTACAACACGCAGTTTCTTTTGATGAAGAACTTTTACTATTCTCAGAGCAATCACAATTTATGGTGACTGGTGGTGCAACACTAACAGCAAGTAATATTTCTATAAATGTGACTACAGAATTTGAAGCAGACAAAAGAGTAAAACCTGTAGGTTCAGGTTCAAATGTCTTCTTTACTTTTAACAAAGGAAACTTTTCAGGAGTAAGAGAATTTTTCGTAGCGTCTGATACAGATACGAAGAAAGCTGATGATATTACAGCTAATGTGCCTAAGTTTATTCCTGCTAATGTTTTTAAACTTGCTACTTCAACTACTGAAAATATCTTAATTGCTTTGTCTTCTGATGAAGATAATGCTTTGTATGTCTTTCAATATTATGTAGCACAAAATAAAAGACTACAATCTGCGTGGCATAAGTGGACTTATGGAACTACTACTTCAGATAAAATATTAAATATTGATTTTATTGAAAACACTTTATTTATTGTAAATGAAAGAAGTGATGGAGTTTATTTAGAAACAATTGATGTTTCACCTGCACTTACAGATACAGGAGAAACTTATCTTACTCACTTAGATAGAAAAATTAACAACACTCAGATTACAGAAAGCTACAACGCAGGTACAAATCAGACTACGATTACTTTGCCTTATACAATAAACAACACAATGAAAGTTGTAGGTAGGTCTGGTGCTTCAAATAAGGCAGGACAAGAAATTGCCACAATTAGTCAATCAGGAACAAGTATTGTAGTTTCTGGTGATATTACTTCACAGAATTTTTTTATAGGAGAGCAATATGAATTTGAGTTTCAATTCTCTCAACAATTTATCCAAGTAGCTGATAGTGTAGGAAGTAGAATATCAGTAAAAGAGGGTAGATTACAAATTAGAAACTGGTCGGTTTCTTTTAATGATACAGGATTTTTTACGACAGAGGTGACACCAGTAGGGCGTAATACTTCTAACTCAACTTTTACAGGTACGGTTTTAGGAAGTGGACTTACAGGAACAATCAATTTAGAAGATGGAGATTTTGATTTTGCAGTACAATCTGAAAATGATAAACTAACAGTCAAACTAAAAAATAATAGTCACTTACCGAGCAACTTTATAAATGCAAGTTGGCAAGGTTTCTATGTCACAGCAACACAAAGAATTTAACGGATTTCGTTTATCTAGACACGAAGATTGTAAATATCTAGCAGATAGACTTCGTTATGAAGATAAAAGAGAAATATTAGCTAACTCAGGTTCAACACCTTACAATGCTTTACTAAGAGGTTATGTGGCTTCTGAAGTTTGTTTTACAATTGTAGACAAAGAAAATGTACCAGTTGGTATGTTTGGAGTATCTAAAGAGGGTGCTATCTGGTTATTAGCTTCAAATGATATTTATAGAATTAGATTTAGTTTCTTACGAGAAAGTAGAAAAGTCATAGACTTTCTAAATCAAAAATACCCAACACTATGGAACTATGTTGATTGTAGAAATGAACTACATATTAGATGGTTGAAATGGTGTGGTTTTAAATTTTTACGAAAAACAAACTACGGAGTTTTACAACAACCATTTTATGAGTTTATTAAATTATGTGTGACCCATTAACATTAGTAGCAGTTGCCAGTGCAGGTCTTCAGTACCAAACAGCAAAAGCACAGCAAAAGGCACAGTACGAAGCACAGAAAAGACAAAATGAAATTGCAAGACAAAATGCTATTAGAAGATATGCAACTGAACAATTAAAAATTAGACAAGAAATTAAAAAATCTAAAGTAAAAGGTTTTGAAGCTAGTATAAGGTCTAAAAAAGCTAGAGCAAAATTTATTGCAGGTTCAGAGGGATTAGCAATGTCTGGTTCACAAGAAGCATTATTTAGAGATTATTACAGAGTTCAAGGAAACTATAATTCTGCTTTACAAGAAAATTTACAATTGAATATAAATCAATTTGAAAGAAACTTGGAAGCAATTCAATTTGGACAAAAATCTCAGTCTACTTATGTTCAACCACCAAACCCTAATTTATTGTTTGTGTCTGGTGCTTTAAATGTTGCTAACACTTATTATGGTGTTCAAGCAATGAAAGACGCTAGAGGTCTAAACCCAGACCCATCACAACCCAATCTTGGTGGTGGTAGTACAAGAACTAATATATATGGACAAACTGTATATCCTGATGGGAGTATTGGATTATAATGGCAAAGAGAAGAACTACACCAGAATTAAATCTTCAAAAAGAATTACCACAAGTTCTTTCTACTGATTTTAATTTATTTTATGAACCTGAAGCTGAACCAGTAGACCCAACGGTTGCAGTGTTTACAAAGTCTTTAGATAATTTTATTAGTGGTGCAGGTACAGATTTAGTTATTCAAAAAGAAACAAAAATAAAAGAAAAGAATGAAGCACAAGCAATAAAAGATTACAATGAAAATAGAGACAAATTTGCAAAACAAGTAGAGCAAGGTAATATTCCTAAAGAAAGTAATCCATACTACATAGAAAAATTACAAGAATTACATTTAAATAGAAAAGCTGAAGAATTTAAAATAAATGCTTACAGAAGATATGGTGAATTAAAAGTTGGAGAAAATACTAATGTTGGTGCTTTTGAAGACTTCTATAAAGATGAACTAAAAAACTTTGTAGCTTCAAATCAATTAGGTACTTTTAGTGCTGAAAAATTAGACAAAGGTTTTTTCTCAAAAACTTCTGGTACTAGAAATTCGTTATCACAAACTCACGCACAAAATCAACTTACAAAAGTAGGTGAGTTATTTGATTTAAGAACTAAAGAAAATTTTCAAAGTGTTTTTAATGATGATACTTTAACAATAGAACAAAAGGGAGAACAACTTACTTTAACTATACAAGAGTTAGTAAAGAGTGGTTCAGGTAAAGTATCAACTAGAAATTTATTTTTAGAAGCACTAAAAGAATATGCAAACACAACTAGCGATTATGAGGGTGCAAGTAGATTAATTAGAGAATTACCTAAAAATATAAACCTATCAGGTCTTGGCTCTTTAGGAGATATAAAAGCACTACAAAATGATTTTGATGAAATAAAAGAACTTTTAGATGATAGAGAGTTAGAAGAATTAAAAGAATTTAATACTAAAGCTGAACAACTGCGAATACAAGAAAGTAATATTGTTTATAATAATTTAGATACTTTTTCTACAATAGGTGAATTTAGAAAATCAGATACTTTTAAAAATCTAAGTGCTAATGGTAAAAAGAACGCTGAAAAAATTTATGCTAATCACCAAGCAGGATATTCAGCAACTACTAATCAACAATCACTAGCTGATGTTGAGGAATTAATTAAAAAAGGTCAATACGATAGTGCTTTATTTTATTTGGAAGATAATCAAAATCAATTTAAAGAAACAAAATTTAATGAATTAAGAAATACAGTATTAGTTAATAAAGCTACTCAAAAAGATGGTTTATTAGAACATAAATTATTTAATGGTTTTACTTCAAGTTTAGAAAGCACAATTAAAACTATTACTAGCACACAGTCTGTTAAAACTATAGACGCAGGATTAGTATTACAGTTTGAGACTGACGCTAAACAATGGTTATCTGATAATCCTTTAGGTGGCGAAAAGTATAAAACTTTTGAAGAAAGGCAAACTGCATTTTTAAAATATATGTCCACAAGATATAATGAATATTTAACTTATGTAAATCAACAAACAGCTAGAGTTGTTCCTACTTCTTTAACTCAAAATAATACTGGAAACAATAATACTGGTGGTGCAAAAACAGAACAATTTGACGGAACTAAATTAAATAAAAATAAGAAAAGAACTAAAAAAGTAGAACCAAAACCAGACGAAGAATTAAGTATAGATTTAGAAAAAGTAGTAATTATTCCTGAAAATTTATCAGGTACACAACTTAGAAAGTTTAGACGAGATAATCCAAATGCAATAACTCAGGAAGAATTTGATAGAATTAAATTAAAACAACAAGAAAATAAAATAGAGGAAAACGATTAATGATAGAAAGAACTGCACCTAATGGTACAATTATTCAATTCCCAGAGGGTACACCAGAAGACACTATCAATGAGTATTTGTCTCTTGATGAGTATAAAGCTGTTGAACCTCAAACAACTGCTTTACCAGAACAAGAGAGAAGTTTTCTTACAGATATACCTTTACAAGTTATAGGTGGTGCTAGAGATAGTATTCAGTCCTCTATAAATCTGATTGAGGGAATAGGTGACACTTTAGGAGTAGGAGACCCCAATGAATTTGATTTATTCACTTTACCAGAGGTAGACGCACCAGATACGGTTGCAGGTGGTCTTATAAGAGGAGTATCACAATTTGCTACAGGATTTATAGGAGTAGGAAAATTCTTAAAACCAGTAAAAGCATTTCAAAAACTAGGTTCTACACCTAAATCTTTAATACAAGGTGCAGGTGCTGATTTTGTAGCTTTTGATGAAAACTCTGGTCGTTTTGTAGATATGGTAAATCAATATGCACCAGAATTATCTAACCCATTATTTGATTATTTAGCTTCAGACCCAGAAGATACTTTTTGGGAAGGTCGGTTCAAAAATGCAGTTGAGGGAGTAGCTTTAGGTGGAGTAGCAGAGGGTATCTTTAGAACTGCTAGATATATAAAACAAAAAAATGCAGAGAAGTATTCTAAAAAGAAACCTAATGAAAAACTATTAGAAGAAGATAGAAATTTCTTAAAAGGTTTTGATGAAAATATTACAAACTTTGAACCTAAAAATATACCAGTAAAAACAAAAGAACAATTAGTAAAAGATGTAGAAGACACTTTTGTAGCTAATTTTAGAAAAGCACAAGGTAAAAAGAATAGAAAAGAATTTGAACAATCTCTAAATGCAGATGAGGGATTTGATTTAGGTTTTAATGCAAGACAATTAGTAAACTTAGATAAAGAGGGATTACTAACTTTAAAAACTTTTATACCTATTGTTAGAAAAAAATTAAAAGAAAGAAAATTAGAAATACCTGACAAGGTTGTTGAAAATACTGCTGATAAAATGTTTGGTGGTAAAACAACTAAGATGTTTAAAGCTGTAGGTAAACTAGCTAAGAATACTGATGACGCACCATACGTAATGGTTGCACTAAATTCTTACTATGAAACTTTAACTAATGCTATACCAAGATTAAGTAGATTAGCTTTATCAAAAGAAAACAAAGATGTAGATAATCTTGTAAATAGACTTATAGGTGAATGGGAAGTATTAACTTTTAATAGAGACCAAATTGGTGAAAACTTAGGGCGTACTTTTCGTTTATTTGGAAAAACAAGTGACGCTAAAAACATAGATGAATTTGTAGAAAAAGTACAAAATATTCAAAATGCAATTAAGTCAGGTGAAATAATTAAAGGTAATAGAAAAGAATTTTATAGAAGAATTTCAAAAGCAGACGCAAGAGCAACAGAAAAAATATTAACTGCTGTCACAAAAAATAGAACTTGGAATATTGCTAACGAGTTTTGGATAAATGCTTTGTTATCTAATCCTAAAACTCACCTTATCAATATGACTTCTAACTTGGTTAATACTTTTGTAAAACCTATGGAACAATTAGTAGGAAGTAAACTTACTTCTGATTTAATTGAAAATCCTGAAATGGTAAAAGCAATTCAACAACAAGGTCAAAATGCTTTAGATACTTTGGCAGGATTAAAAATGTATTTAGGAGACGCAGTTAAATATTCTAAACTTGCATTTAAAAATGAAGACACAATTATTTCAAACAGAAGTAAACTAGACCAACCAGTAAAATCTATTGGTGGAACAACTGGTAAAGTAGTTAGAACTGCTACAAGATTTTTAAATGCTGAAGATGAATTTTTTAGACAAATAAATTATAGAGCAAAATTATATGCCAATGCAATTAGAGACGCTAGTAAATATGGCAAAAGTAAGACAAAAATAGTTGGAAAAATAAACGGTAAAGATATTACTGAGTTTGACGAATATGTAAATGCTTATTTTAGAAAAGGTTTTGACGCTGATACTGGATTGAGAGGTATTGATGTAGACGCTTTAAGATATGCAGAAGAAAGTACTTTTACACAAGAACTATATGGAATATTTAAAAAGGTACAAGACGCTTCAAACTCGCACCCATATCTAAAACAGATTATTCCTTTTGTTAGAACACCAGTAAACTTAATGTTAAATGTTGTTGATAGAACACCTTTAGCATTAATGAGAAAACAATTTAGAGACGATTTCACTGGTGCTAGTGGTAATCCTATGAGAACTGCACAAGTAAGAGGTCAAATGGCAACTGGTTTTGCTTTGATTACTCTTGCAAGTATAATGGCAAAAGAGGGTATGATTACAGGTGGACAAGCAAATGCACTTGATTTACCAACAAATTCAAGAGACCTTAGAGATTTAAGAAGAAATACAGGGTTTCAACCATACTCATTTAGATATTATGATGAAGATGAGGGTAAATTTAAATATATTCAATTTGGAAGATTTGACCCTTTTGGTGCTTTCTTTGGATTAGTAGCTGACTTTAGTTTACACCATAACAAACTTACTGAAGAAGAATTAGCAAGAGTAGGTGGAGATATGCTTATTGCTTTACATAGAATGGGTGAAAATGCTGATAGTAATTTAGGTGTTGGAACTCAAATTAAAAATATTGGGAAAGCTAGTTTTTCAGCAGTATCAAGAAATTTATTCTCTAAAACATATTTGAGAGGTTTATCAGAATTTATGGAAGCAATGACTGATGATAACCCAGATAAAATGGGAAGATTTATGAACCAAAAATTAGGTTCTTTTTATCCTAATGTATTTACTAAATTAGTTAATGACCCATTTTACAGAGACGCTAATGGTTTAATAGAAGAAGCTAAAAAAAGAACTGGTTTAGGTGCAAGTGATGTTGCACTTAAATATGATTTTAGAGGTAATCCAATAAAAGGATTTGGCTCTGATACGTTTAGATTAGTTCAAAATGTATTTAATCCATTTAATTACTCTGAAAGTTCAAATGATGTTGTTGCAGAAGAAATTTTAAGACTTGGTTATAATATGCCTAAGTTAAGAGAAAATCTTAATGGTGATATAAATTTAAAATTTTTTAAAAATAAAAAAGGTCAAACTGCTTACGATAGACAACAAGAAATTTTAAGAGACGTAAAAGTAGGTGGATTAACTTTAGATGAAAGATTAA